GGCCTTTTATGAGTTCGTACCCATCGTTATCGTACTTCAGAAGGCAACGCTCTTGCCAATGTAGTAATGTATCAACAAGCATTGGCAGCGCTGCAGTGCCGTTATGAAATCCGATGTGTAACGATGACATGAGATTGTGACGAGCCATCGTTGCATCTTGAATCATTTGCAGTTGCTCATACGTCGCCAGTTTCCACGAGCTGAACTCAGGCGCACGTATCATGATAAAACCGGCTCCGTTCACGATCTTCAGTTGCCCCATTTCTCTTCTCTCACACAAGGCGACATACTTCCTTACTCGTCGTATAGTCGCACGATTGACAAGTTGAAAGCCAAAGAAGCCAAATTGGGCGGCACATCAATGACAGACGAACTTGATATCATTGCTCGCACAACGACGAACATTCACGATGCTGCCGAATTGTTTGGACTGATAAAAATATCAGGTCATCCAATTGTCTACGCTGAGAAATCAGCAGCATCCGTGAAGAAAGAGGCGATACCATTCGGAACTCACCGTCCGTACCACATACGTCAGGCAACCAGAATGTTCAAACATATCACGCTCAGCGGGTATATTAATGCCCACCAGTCGTGGCCACCGATGGAATGTTTACCGCAACGTGGAAGTGAACTCCGTCGCCATATGAACAACCGAGTAACATCTCTCCCGCTTGACTCGTATCCGTTACACGAAATCGATGCGATAGTCTTCAAACAGTTCATTGAATTTGACTATTCCGATGACTACCTCAAGTTTCTCGACGACAAGGCCATATCCCCTGGTGCAAGCCAGATCGGAAAATTTTGGTTCGGAGGACCTCAAGATGAGACACGTCGGCTCCTAGCTAAAATCATCCAAACGAAGAAGTTCAGCACGAGGGAACTGGTCGAGCGACTTCGTCACGGAAAATTCACGGAAGACGAAAGGGTGGTCGAACTAACCCAGAAAGAACGTGAGTTGAAAAACGCAGCTCGCTGCTTTTGCAAACTACCTTATCAAGTGAGAACGTTCTTCACACTGACTGAGTACAATATTGGTGAGCACTTTATGTCCAAATACATGCCGCAACAGACCATGACAATGTCGGCCGCCGATACGAAGAAGCGGATGTACAATATGGTTAAACCGCGTCATGACGGAAAGAAACCGATTTTCTTGGAGTGCGATTTCTCCCGATGGAATCTCAGAATGCGAAAACACACGGTCAACCCAATTGCCAATATTCTCGAAGATATCTTCGGGCTTCCGGGAGTGTTTAGCCAAGCACATGATTTCTTCACTTCTGCCACTGTAATCCTCACAGACAAACATACTCTTCCTACTGGAGCTCAACCTAATACCAGTGTTCATTCGTGGCCAGAAAGTTCGGTACTTTGGAGAGGATGTCAACGCGGTGGCTTTGAAGGAATTCAGCAAAAATTGTGGACGATATTCACAATATGTATGATGTATATCGTATTCTTTGGGATGAATGCATCTTTCATCATGGCAGGACAAGGGGACAATCAGATTTTTACGATCCAGTTTGATCTTCCGGAAAGTCAAGTTCCTGAAGCGCTTCGGAAACTTCTCGCGGTGATGGAAGTAAGGTGCTTCTTCCTCAATCATGAGGTGAAACCTGAAGAATGTATTGATTCTTCAACGGTCCTTACCTATAGCAAAGATCTTTACGTTAACGGCGTCCACATTCTTTACAACTTGAAATTCTCCTCACGTACGATGTCTGTCGCTGATTCTGACGTACCATCATTGGCTAAGGAAGTTTCTGCTATCAATGCGACGGCTGTCTCATGTGCAGATACAGTATCACGAACGGCAATTGCATTGTTTTGGCGATCTTTCAAAATTGCTCAAATGTTGTCCCTTCGAAGGAATAGTCTGGTACATCAACGCGAATGGTACATACTCGGCGAATTGAAACGCAATGCCGAGATTTTCAAATTCAGTGTACTCTTACCTGGATCATTAGGCGGTCTGCCTCACCAGTCTTGGGGCCGTATCTTCATGAAAGGCGAGGTGGATGACTTAAGTTGGGACGTCGCCGCATACAAACGACTAGGAGTCACTGAGCGTGTACTGGCGAATGATTTCAAGTTGCTACTTGACCGAACGTACAGTCCAAAAACTCCAGACCTAACCCAACTCATTCTCGATCCGAAATCGATCCCTATTATCAGACCAAAGGATCAATCTCGACTCATTCGCGAAGCTGTTGAGGCCGCATTGCCTGGACTGACCAAAAACGAAGAGATCTATCAGATAATCAACGGATCGACGATGAATTCGGGAGACGCTCTGCTTCAAACACTATCGGCCACCAGTCCACTCTATCCGCAGATCATGTCTGATATTTATTCGTATAGCCCAGCTGGCGTTCGAGACGCGATGATATCCAGATTTACTATGACCCGAACCATAACGGGCCTGACAGGAAACCCGAACTTCATCAGCAACATCACTGCTGGTAATATC